CTTCGTGATCTCGTGTGCTCCTTGGTCAAGTTCCGTGTCCATCCCGACGATGCGGAAACGTGTGCCGCGCTTCAACAGTAGTTCACACTCATGCGACCCGAGCAGTGACGAACCGTTGAACATCGCTGGGTCAAGGTACGCAGCCTGATACCCGCGAGGCACTCGCACCTCCATCGGGATGTCACCCCAGGTGAAGTCTGACGACATGCTCGTTGACGTGTACGCATCGTCACCGAACGTTGCACCTACGAAGCGACGCGGGTCTTCCTTCCAGAAGCCGCCGAACTCGTAGTCAGCTTTGGTCGTTCCGAACATATCGTTGAATGCGTACTTGTCGATGTGTCGCACAGCGACCACGTCTTCTGACAGCGAAGCAGTGTCAAGAGCCGCGTCCATACGTGCGATGGAGGATGCAGCCTCGTCAGTCATCTTCGTGCCACCACGCAGCGCGTCGTTGATGACGCCGTAGTTCCCGCTCTTGTACAGACTGAACGCCTTCTGCGTCTCGTCGTCAAGTTCGAACCACCAGTCATCCGACTCGATCGTCCCCCACGTCTGAGCGTCCTCCATCTCCATGGTGCCTTGAGCGTTCGCGACACGTGCTTGATCCCACGCTGCATCGGTCATCGGTTCCGTCGCGCAGTCACTCATCCGCAGTTGTACTCCCCTCGCTGCAACCTGCGAAGGAACTCGTCAGGGTCCGGCGTGATCGCCGTGATGAAGCAGAAGCACTGGGGATGCGGCTTGTCAGGAACGTTGTTCGTCGGGAAGACACCTGTTCCCATGTTGTACGAGTCGTCTCCGGCGTACGCGTCACAGTCGTCAGGCTTCGCGTGACTGCCGCTGAGCGACCACTGCACACCTTCGACGTATGGCGACTGCTGATACGACCGGATGCTCGTCGAGTGATAGGCGTTGTTCAGTTCAGTGCGACCGAGACGCATGGCTGCGTACTTCTGACCACCAACGACCTTCGGATTGATGTGCTGATACACGTTGTCAGCGATCTCCTTCGCCGACTGCTGGAGCAGGATGCCCTCGTTCACGATGCTGTCGATCTTCCCCATCATGTATGCGCGGTTCCGGTACACGTTTGGCGACAGGTTGACGCCATTGAGCAGTCGCGACCGCAGGCTCTCGAACGTTTGGGCTGCGCTGTGTCGCATCGACTCGACGAGCATGCTTGCAGCGTCAGGAGCGATCTTGCTGAGGAACGCGAGCATCTCCTTCTGAGCGTTGACAGCCATCTGACTTGACGTGTCGATGCCGTTCAACACTGCGGCAGGAACCTGGTCGCCCCACATGTCGGTCGCTAGCTGGAACATGCTGGACCGTACCTGACGGTACTGAGCGAGCCGTACCTGTGCGCCGATTCCCTTGCCGCCGACGCTACGGGCGATTAGGCGTTCCGACTTCTTGGCGGTGTCGCTCACGATGTCAACCATCGTCGCGTCGGTCTCCTGAATGAGCTTGAGAAGCCGACGCTGGTCGTTCCGCGCTGCGGCACGTTGCCAAGCACTAGCCTTCATCCACACCGCCGTCATCGGTCAGCGTGGCGACATCGCCACCGACCCTTGCAGCCACTGCGTCAGCGGTCGCACCTGCCACCGCACTTTGCTCAGCGAGGATCTCGTTGCTCAACGTCTCGTCAGGAGAGAACTCCCACCCGATGTTCTTGAGCAGTCGGCGTCCCTCTGCGGTGCTGATGACGGGAACAGGTGTCGCGGTGATCATCGTCATCACTTGATCGAAGACCTGCTTCTTGTTCACAGGCATCCGGTCGCCATACGTCGGGACCCATCGGATCTCCTCAAGACCACCAAGCGGTGCCTCGAAGCCCATGAACCACTTGCGCAGATCGTACATCATCTGCGTCACGACGTCGGTGATGACCCGTTCCTTCTCTTGCATCGACGCGAACAGCGGTGCGAGTCGGAGCGCAAGTGCGATGCCGCTCTCAGCGACCGTCACATCGACGCGACCACGTGACACCGCGTCGGTGTTCGTCGCGTCCTCGAGCTCTCCGATGAGGAAGCTCAGGTGATCCTGATACGGCGTGATGGACCCTGCACCGTTGACACGCTTGAAGTCCTTGCCGTCAGGGATCTCAACGACACGTGCAGGACCAAGGTTCCACGGCATCACTTCGTCGGTCTCTTCGTCGACAGGTGCGCCAGCCGTCGTGACGTACAGCCCGAGTCCCTCAAGGACGAGCGTCAGGTCCTCGTCCGTCGCCCCTTGACTGATGGCACGCATCAGGATCTCGATGCCGCGCATCTCCGACGATCCCCAACCAAACGACGGGTCGTAGGTGTTCGGGATGTGGTAGACAGGGATCGCGTCGATGACGTCAGGCAGGACGAACGAGTCAAGTGACCGAACCGTCGTCAGTGCCATGTCCGTCTGCGGCTGTCCCCACTCATCGATCGGATGCACCGTTTGGTCAACCTGGATCTGTGACGGACCACCTGTCTCGGTGACCTTGGTGTACTTGAGCTTCAGAACCGCAGGCTCGTTCCCATCCTGAAACGACTGCACGAGATGCACCGCGATGACGCTGTCAACTTGGTCGCCACCTTCGTACTCAGGGAAGTACGTCGCAGGGTCAAGCGGGAAGATGCTGACGCGACTGCCTTCCGCACGTTCCTCGTCAGCGAAGATGTGGAAGAGCCAGTCACCCTTCGTCAAGCCTTCCAACTTGTTCGCGCTGAACTTGCTGAGGAACCGTTCGCGTCGCATGAACTCCGTCAACCAGAGCTGAGCGGCTTCCCGTTCTGCGGGCGATCCGAAGTTGGGGTCCGTCGTGACGTTGAACCCTGGCGCCAGATACCTGTGCGCAGTGTTGACGATCTTTCGCCCGCTGGGAATGTAGATCGGCTGGTTGTTCTCACCGCGAAGTTGAATCTGGTACGCCTTCGGTGCCGTCCAGTAGATCGATTCATACGCATCGTATGACGCGACACGTGTACGGTCTTCACCGTCAACCCACTGAGGCGTGTTCTCCGGCCGCAGGAACGGTTCGATGGTCGCCCAGTGACTCACGTTAGCCACTACTGATCACCGCCTTCCTGACTTTGGCGTTGCTTCCCTGCATCTCGTCTCCGGGACCACCGTAGTAACCACGCATGAAGCGACCAAGTGCTTCTGGCCCGTGATCATCCTTGTCAAGCGGCTTCTCCGGCTCGGCACGTACCGATTCGGTGCGACTGTCGGGATACCTGTACTCCTCCATCTCGTTGATCAGTCCTGTGCATTTCCTGTCGATGAACAACTTTGGTTGACGCAAGCTCTCGTCATGTCCTTCCGACTCGGGATCGAGCTTCAGCTTCTCTCGGATCAACTCGAGTCGCCACTTCAGTTCGCCGCCTGTGTTCGTGTCAGCCTTGAGCTTGAGCACCTTCTCGAGAACTCGCGTGTCACCTGGCTCAGCGGGATCAGGGTACAGCTTGATCGCATTCGCAGCCAGTGGCCAATCAAGCAGGTCACGACCGATGTCGTTGATGTCACGATGCGTCTCGCGATACTCACCGAGGACGTACACGTTGTCGAAGACATCCACCTGAATCGCTAGCCATACGAACGGGTTTGTCCAACCGTAGTCACATGCTCCGTACAGCGGCAGTGACGGATCGTACGCGATGTCCTTGACGTGCATGTCAGCGTCGAAACCTTTGAAGACGCGTCCGACGAACTCCGTGAAGTCAGCAGCGATCTCCTGATTGAACAACTCCGGCGACATGTCGGATTCCATGTCAAGGATCTCAGGGTCCTGCCGTCCCTCAGGGAACAGGATCGGGTTCTCCCATGACGGCTTGCGCCATGACTCGTACTGCGGCTGCGACGGATCCTGACCGCGCAGGTACTCCTCGTAGAACCAGTTCTTCCCTTCAGGCGTTGATGTCTTGAGTGACCAACCACCCTCGTCGGAAAGTGCAGGACGAAGGAACTTGCCCCAGATGATCCGCTTCAGCTTCGCGGCTTCAACGAGCAAGACACCGAACAGTCCTTCACCGTCAAGAGACTCGGGATGCATCGCAGACTTGCCGTGGATCTGGAACCTACCATTCCACAGTGACATGTGCATGTCGCCCATGTGCGGATTGTTGTACGACCCAGGCTTGTCGAGAGGCATCCCGAGACGCTTGATCGCGTCCCAGATCACACGCCACTCCTTCTCCACGTCGCTGTAATCTGGTCCGACGATCCAGAAGCGTCTCTGCTTCCCGAGTTGCTCGAGAGCAGGGATGATGCTGTACGTGTAGGCGGCTTCAGGAACGAGTTCGTTCCCTCCGACCGTTGACTTACCGAATCGTCGTCCACAGCTAGCGAGACGATGTCGCGCTGTGCTGTTGTGGATCTGACACTGGCCTTCGTGTGGATGGTAGTTGATGAATGGCCAGATGCGATCCTTGACGACGACAGGCATGTGCTACGCCGCCACTGCTTCGGTCGGCGGCTTCTGCGCAGCGTTCAGCCCGAATGTGAGTAGACCCGACAAGAGCGACGCGGAGATCAATGCGACGATCGAGTCACCGACGCTGAGCAACACATCGGGGTCGATCGACGCGACACTGATCGTCACGATTCCTGCCGCGAAGTACTGGGCTGCTTGTCCGAGACCCTTCATCAAAGGTGTCGACGTTGCCGCTCTCCAGCGTTCGCTGTAACCGAGCGCCAAACTGGACGCTGCGGTGAGCACCGCTGCACACACGACAACCGCTGCTGGTACGAGTCCCTTCTTCACGTCATCGACGGTCGCGAACGACGCGACGAGAGCGATCAAGACGGGCGACGTTGCAAGTGCGGACAGGAACGTTCGCATCGCACGTGCCCAAGGGCTCTCGATCTTTGCAACGAGTGCGTCTGCCATTCTTCCTCCTTCAGTGTTGAGGGAGTGGGACGAACAGGCGGGGAGGGATGAGACTCACACACCTGTCCGTCCCACGATTGTCAACGCTTGACGCGACGACCTGCGCCCCGACCAGCGGCGACCCTTCTCGCACCTCCGGTCCGTCGGGCTGCACCGCCCGAACGAGACTTACGAAACTTGCCGCTCGACGTCCTCGGTGGGGTCTTGCGCTTGGCCATTGCACACCTCCTCTCATCACGACGGTAGTCTACGGTTGATCGTGTCGGAATCAACGACCATCACGCGACCATCATCCCGACAGACTGCTTGGTTGTGACTGGTGTCACTTCACGGAACGCGGCCAGGATGCCTGCGCTGTCGTTGGTCAGTGACGACGTCGCTAGGTGTGTGTCACCTGTCAACGTTGCGATGCGTGACGCACCGACCAACTTCGCGTTCGTCTGTTGCGTTGAGCCGGTCGTACCGTTGTTCCACTGGTTGTTGTAGTCCGTGTCCTGCGTCAGACCAAACGAAGTCTGCGTTGACTCGAACGCATCAACGTTGAAGAACAAGGTGTGCGCCGACGACAGACCGGAGATGACGGTGGTCGGACCATTGGTCGACGCATCCTGGTTCGCACCGTTGACCGCGACCGACTGCAACTCGGTCCCAGCCGCTTTCGACCAGCTGATGAGACCTGACGTCTTCGCCGTCACAGAGCCGCTGAAGTTGACGGTGATGCTTCCGGTGGTGATGGTGATCTGACCCGTCACATTCCGACAGAGCCACAGACTCGCCGTGATGCCGTCACCGGCTGCACCACCAACGGTGTTCGTCTGCTCGTAGATCTTCTCCCAAACGTTTCCGCCTGTGTCAGTGACTGACGTGTGAGTGTTGCTGTTCCCGTCTACCGTCGCAAGGTTGTCAGCCGCACAGCCAAACATCGCTGCGTCACCGACCAGGACCGACGCAGTGGCGACCGCGAACGTGTGCGATGTGGCCGCTGTCTTGTTCTGCGCGGTGCCATGAGCGGAACGCAGCGCGATCGTCACGACTTCCTCAACGTGATCTGACCGACAACGTTTGACCCTGCGACGGACGAACCAATCTGGTCGATGTCAGCCGTGAGATAGTCACCGTCGGCGACAGTCGTCACATCCATGTTCGTCTTCTTGTCGGTGTTGCCTGAGATGGCGATCGCAGGTCGGTTCCCCTGCGTCGTGAACAGCGTCGTCCCATTCTTATTGAAGTCCATGATCAACGTTGCACCTGTTGGCGCTGTTCCCGCTGATGCACGGCACGCCATGACCGTCAGCGTGACGCCTGTGTCGTTGTACCAGCGGAGCGCACCTGCTTGGACGGTCGCTGCACCGCTGAACGCGAACGTGACGACGTCGACGACATCCTCATCGAGGGCCAACGTCTTCCCGTTGACTGTTGGATTGGTCTTGAAGTCCCTCGGCATAGGACTAGCCGATCACGACAACGCGGTGCTGGTTGGTCGTCGGTGCGGTCGCGAACGTCAGGATGACGCGGTTGACGGTGCTGTGAACGACGTCCGGTTCGATCTGTGCTCCGTCAGACTTCTGGAACACCTGCACGATCACGTCGAGCGAGTTGAGGTTGTGATCGATGTTGTAGGCGGTCGTTGAACCGTCACCGAAGTCCGCTGCATACCGCAACGGCACACGACCATTCGCGTCGGTGCGCAGCACGGCAAGGTCGTCGGCGTTCGCGACCATGCCTGTACCAGCGACGGCGTTCAGCGTTGCTCCAGTCTTGGTCAGTCCCGTTCCTGCACTGATGTCACCAAGTCCGGTGAACTGCGCCCACACCGTCGCGGTCGTGCCGAGAGTGATGGGAGCGTTGGTCGTGTTGACCCAACCAGTGTCACCGTTGACCGTACCTTCTTCCACCCACACCGACGCCTGAAGGATCTCTGCCGCCGAGTCAGCGTCCGATGCTCGTGTCGGAGCGCCGGAAGCGTTGACGATGTAGATGCCGTTCTCTCCGCCTGTGCTCTGATCCTTGATGAGGATGCGGTTGCCAGTGGCAAGTGTGACGCCATCGATCACGTCACCGTTCTCGAAGGTCGACGCCAGCGTGCTGTTTGCGGTGGTCGCCGCTCGCACGCTGTCCTTCCACGACACGCCCAACGCAAGACCATCGACGTAGTTCTTCGTCGCTGCATCCTGCGGACCACTCGGATCGAGAACGTTGGTGAGCAACTGCGATGACATCGACAACGCTGCGGTTCGCGGCCAGTCTGTCAGGTCGGTGGTCGCCAACATCTCTTGGTGCGTCGCCACTCCGTGCGCTGGCATCGCATGCTTGTGATCGGTCATCGCAGCGGCAGGACCAGACCCTGTCGCAGCCGAGTCGCCGAACGCTTGCGTGCTTGGTGTGCCAGCACCTGTCGCGTGGACGTGATCACCACGAGTGAACGTGTCCGCTGAGCCGCCAGACTGCGTGCCGATCGCGGCTGGTGATGCGTTCGGTGCGACCCACTTGACTCCTGCACCAGCAGCGGAGTCGGCCATCAGGATCGTGTCATCCGCACCTGCCGCGACACGAGCGACGGTGTCGGCTGCGGTCGCGACGATGAGGTCACCCTTCACGTCAACGATCGTCGCCGGGATTCCTGCACCGCCTGTCGACCCCATCGCCAACCACGACGAGCCGTTCCAGAAGTAACCAAGGTTGGCGACCGTGTCGTAGTAGAACTGACCAGTGACAGGAGAACCAGGTGCCGATGCGAGTTGCTGCATCCGCGGATTGCGGATCTCCTGTTTGCTCAGGTCGATGAATGTATGGAACGTGCGACCCATGTCTCACTCTCCTTTCAAGAGAGGTACGCCTTGCCACCGAAGGAACCGACGAAGCGAAGTGTGATCTGATCACCACTGTCATACGTGATGTCAGGCATGTGCTCGTTCCCTGCCGAGTCCTCGACTGTCACGTTTGGGTAGCCGTGCAGGTTGTGGAAGACGACCCACGTCGCACTCGGAATCGCTTGATCATGAACGTAGTTGAACCCGCCACCAGGAGGACCAGCCAATCCCATCACACCAACTTCGATGACATCCTGTACCACCGTCTCTTGAACCTCGACGCTGTCGGGTCCTGTGCTGACGACGTCGACCTGCACCTGCTCGATGACGATGACGTCGGAATCAACCACGGACCTGCACACCACCTTCGACAAGGCGATACGGAACGCCACCACTGTCAATGACGGTCAGGTCCCACGTTCCATCTTCCCACAAGAGCACAGCCGTTGCCGCTCCTGTCATGCTGACCATGATGCTGTCGGAAACACCACTGATCGCTACGGTCATGAGCAGATCCGTAGTGTCGTCGCCGTTCGGATGTAGCACTGCCTGAGCGGTAGCACCCGAAAGATCTCTTAGCGATCCGCCTGTGCCTCCTACGCGCCACGTGATAGGACCCAGCGAGAAGGCTGCACCGCGATACACCTTGATGTCGTACCTACCTGGCTTCAAGGACCACCTCCAAAGGGACGGACATCAGCACACCTGTCAGCTTGATGACTCGTGTGCGACACGGAGGCGCCAAAGCACTGATGTCAACGGTGAACTGCTCGTCATCTTCGTACACCGCATGGTCGCAGCATCCTTGACAGATGTTCGCGAGTAGCAGTTCGATGCGACGGCTGACGCAGCGGTTCGCGTGAGCGACTTCCTCATCGATCTGCATCCTCCACCACCTCCACATCGACAACGTTCGTGTCGGGGAGCGTGCCAACGATGCCCTCGGCCATCATCTGCATCCAAGGAGCGTCACCATCATGCAGCACGACCGTCTCCGCAGGCTTCCCGATGACTCGGTCGTAGATCATCTCGATCGCCTTCATCTGCACAGGTGTCACGTTGATGGCGACCTCCTGACCCTTGATGACCTTCGTGTGGATGCCCTTGATGATCTTCATGTGCATGTCGATCGCGACGTCAAGCTCTGCCGCGAATCGGTGCTGCGCTTCCGCCTGCATGCGCTTCACGAGTTCGACGTACACGATCGCAGGGATGACCGTCGGCACCTTCTGAACGTGCATCGGTGCGCCTCTGATCAACTCGTCGGTCGTCCACGAGGCAACGTCTTCTTCACCCTTGAGCATCTTGACGACGGTGCGACCGACACGGATCTCTCCGCTTCCGTCACCCCACTCGAACAGGTTGACGTCATGCGTGTCGTTGGACGTGTCACGATGGCCTTCGCGGGCTTCGCGTCGTTCCTTCTGCTTCGCTCTGACGCTAGACCCGCGTTGAGGTTGACCCTTGGGGACCTTGACCTTCACCTTCTTCCCCTTGGCAGGGAAGGTCGTCCCGTCCTTCTTGGTCACTTGGGGACGGTTCCCCTTGATCACCTTCTTGCGGACCACCTCAGCCATCGTAGTTCTACGCGCCTTTCAATCGTCCGAACCGCAGACGGTGTGACTCTTCACCCGGAGCCTCCATGCTCCAGATCTGCACACCGTCATGACTGTATCCCGGCTTGACCGACGGACGTGATCCGATCTGCATCCCCGAACGTGCATCGCCGTAGACCAGAGCGACGTCATCAGCGGGACGGCGTTCACTGCCGAACCAGTAGAAGATGAAGTCACCCGACTTGACGTTGTCAGGATCGGTGATCGGATCGATGCGGTTGTCGCTGTACATCAGTGCTGCGCTGTGCGGAAGCGTGATGCCTGTCGCACGGTCCACAGCCCAACTGACGGTGCCGCTGCAATCACCACGTGTCGGACACGGAAGACCAGGTGACGCACCCATCAGATACGCGCAGCACGGGGATTCGATGAGCTCCATGTTGCGCACCCACTCGGCGATGTCTGCCTTCGCGGGCTGCTTGATCGCACGCCATGCGAGTCCTGGTCGGTCGTACTCGTGTGACAGCAACACGATCGGGTCGTGATTCGGTCCGATGCGTCGGAGTCGCTTCGTGGCTTCTTCGAACGCTTCCGAACGCTTGTACTGCTTCGGCTCACCAGCGAAGTGGAACGGTCCTTCGAGATCAAGTTGACGCGCCTTCTCACGACCAAGCTTGATCGCCTGTGCAGGGAACTCCTGTCCCGGACCATGGAAGCCGCGTCCTCTGATGCAGCACTGATACAGGTAGTTCCTGTCGCCGATCGACCTGTCCTGCTTGTCATCCTTCATCGCGACCTTGAATGCGTCATCGTCGATGATGGTGAGTTTCTTGGTGTCACTCACGCTGCTATCCTCCACGCCGGACCTTGTCCAGCTTGATCGCCTTGCGCACCGCACGGTCTCCGCTGTATCCCGCCTTCTTCACCTTGCGCAGGATCGCCGGATGCGGCTTCCTCTTCGTGAATGCCATGTGACCCTCCTCACACCTTCAGTCGGATGGCACCGTGACCGATGACCCAGAGATAGCCACCTGTCAGATGCCGCTTCTTGATGTCCGCGACACCGAAGCGTTCGAGAGCACCGTTCGCCACGTCCTTGCCGTCAAGCGTGACGACAGCACCGGAACCGCCGACACGCGGTGACGACGGATTGAACTGCCGTGCATCCTTGCTTGACGACTTCCACCGCAGGTCCATGCTGATGGGTGCTTCCCAGTTGGACCCG